TGTTATACATCTACTTCCTGGAGCCATTTTTGTTCTCATTGGAAAGCGCAAATGGGCAGGCTGGGAATCTCATAAATTTTCCAACCTATTTTTCTTGCCCAGATACCTGGCTAATGCTGGGAAATGTGTAGCATTTCCAACCTATTTTTGTGCTCATCTTTGATGAGCACAAAAATTGAATTTTCCCCCACCATTAACCAACAGTCCCATGACGTTCGAGTATATCCGCACCGAGACCGGCGAGTTTCAGTGCCCCCATTGCGACTTCACCAAGAAGAACCAGAGCACCGTCCATATGCACATTAAGGCGAAGCATTCTGGTGCCTTCAAGCACAAGTGCGAGCATTGTGCTTACGAGTGTCCTGCTCGCCAGACCTTAGATAACCACATGGCCGCCAAGCATCCAGACCAACTTGACCAGAGAGCACGTGAGTTTGTATGTCCTCATACTTCCTGCGGTTTCCAGAGTTTGACCAAAGGAGGTCTACGTAGTCATTATCTCTTAAAACATCTCGCAGCATACACTAACAAGTATCTTGGGAAGACGGAAGAGGGGATTCAGTGTAGTCATTGTGGAACAGACTTTCATTCAAAGCCATCATATGTATATCATCTTGTCAATTGCCTTCCTGAGGAGGTTAGGGCGAATCCCATCATTAAGAAAGGTTTATGTATTTAGTTTGTATTTAGTGTTGTTCTGTGTCAGAAATATCTTTTTTAGGATTCGTCATATCATTCACATCAACCACGATCTCATATAAATGGTAGCCAAAGGCGGCAAAGGCCATCAAGGCCAGAAGTTCAAACGCCCATCTCGGTGTATCATATCCTTTTGCACCAATGAACAGAAGCAAAGGACCAACGGCCAAGGCATGAATGAGATTTATCCAGAGACTAGGACTCTGTGCTTTCCACTTTAACATAGACTTGTAGCCATGGTAGAATAACACAATTACTCCAATGCCAGAAAGAATCGTAAAGATCCATGGACTGAGCTGTCCACGGAGCACGGCCACATATAAAAAGAATGGCGCCACCAAAAAAATGTGAAAGAGATGTATAGCGAGCTTTGATGACATTCTAGTCCTAAATGAGAATAAATCGTTGAAGCATATCATCAGCGTGTGACAATGCGCTTTCTATCCATGCTTGATTGACGGCGTAACTTTCGCCACAGACAAACACGTTTGGATGAGCGAGAGGAATTGGCTGCATCATACGACGACTCTCTTCCCTCACATCATAAAGACCGGGCAACCAATAAGAACATCCATGTTTCCAATGACACATCTTGAAAAATGTCGGTCTAGGAATGGTTCGGTCAAATAGTTTCTCAGACTCGGTTAAAATCCTATCAGAAACCGCCTTTTCTCCTTCATTCTTAAGAATATCTAGCCAAAATTTAGTATCTTTATTATCTGTGTAAGAGGTCATGATAGTGCCTGAAGCAGCGGAGATAGGAATCACATTTCTCAGAGGAGAATCTGTGATGGTTCTAGGAATATCGGCGAACCAGGCCGGTTTTGGGAAAACCCCGTAAATACGTAAGAGGGGTGTCATGGATAAATGTTTGAGCATCGGTAAATTCTTGAACACGGCAATACCCTTCAGGGCATCAGAATGTATGGCGAGAATAGCCTTGGTTGCCTTAAACGTTTTCTGGACCTTGTTTTTACCTTGTGTAAAATTGAGAATGACTTTGTCTTTTGTGCTCAGAGAAACGAGACGGTGCTCGGTAAAAATATTCACTTTCCCTTTCAAGTCCTGGACAATATTATTAACAATAGAATCAAGGCCTTCCTTGATGACATAGAAATACCCCTGGCGTCCACCGAGTTCATTACTCAGAGATTCTAGGGCGATATCTGCCCTCAAGGTGATAATCTCGGATGTATAGGCGAATCTGTTTAACATCGCCTTAACATGATGTCCTTCCATGGTGCTGTAGAGAAGTTGCTCTAAGGTATGAGTCTGTAAGATAGATTTCTCAAGTTTGTGTAAAATGGATACTATGTAGGCTGCCAGGGATGCCCACATATTCTTGGTTACTTGGGCACTCATAGGATGCCATTCGGCGAACTCTTCACTCGGGATTTTTATCTTGGTGAGGCCGTAGTGGGCGACCAGCGAATTCACGAGGGCATGGGAGCTGTGAATTCTTCCAGCGCCTTTTTCAAACTGGACGGCGCCCTTGTGATAGGTTTGAATGCGGCCGCCGAGAGAATCATACATTTCCATAAGAGCGACTCTGGCTTTGGGAAATGCCTTTGTGATTTTCAGGGCGGAATAGAGACCGGCGATCCCTGCGCCAACAATGATGAAATCATAGTCCATCTATCTGGGCGGAATAATTTGGTAGGTGTAGAGAATCCAACCTATTTTTTTGATTCAAAGAATCAAAAAAATTGATTTTTAGAACTTGCCTGGAAATCAGTCCCACCATGGAAGGCTGTCATACATTTGCTTTTACACACAAGCTCAGTCCTGACACTTCAGGAAACTCTTTCGCTTCTGTCCTCGTCAGTCATGTTACGGAGGATATGGTTCAGCGTGCCATTGATGCCATTAATATGTCGGTAAAGGAGATTCCAGATGCTTGGGAATTTGTTCGCCAAGGGAGTCTGATGAAGCAGAATCATTTGCCTGCGCCATCTCATCCTCTGGCAAAGGCTGTGTTTTCCCAGATGAGTAAAGATGATCATACTGGGTTTACGGCCTCTTATACATTGGCCTTGGTCACCGATCTCGCTCGGCAGAGGGGTAGAGAGCTGGGACTAGCCTTAGAGTTGTGAGACGACTTAGAGTTGTGAGACTTCTTATTGTAAATGCTTACCTGGCACAACGAAACATTGAATATCTATACACATTTAATACCTGGTCTCTACTGGCTCTGGAAGGCTGTGACGGTTATCCCATCAGGAAGTCCAGAACACCAGTTTTTGATTTATACGGGATATTCTGGTGCGGCGACGATGGGTATTACGTCTGGATTGGCGCATTTACTTCAGATTGAAAAGGACTGGGCGACTTTCTCACGGAAAATGGATTTTCTTGGTATTCTGGCAATTAATTATGCGCATTTCTTATTGGATACGTTTCTGCTCACAAAAGGCATTTGGCACAGTGACTCGTTATGTATAGTTGGCTTTTTTCTTCAAACAGTGGCGGCTCTCATTTGCGCACAACGAATCATCTCAGATTTAGAGATTGGGAGATTCTGGGCGTTTGCCTATCCTGCGCTAACGGTTCCATTCACGTTGGTGGTATATTGTGTTAGAGGGTCTGATTCTGTCGTTCAAGATTCTACACAAGCTTCATTGAATTGTAGCATCTTTATCACGATTGCTGGAGTCGTTTTTTTCAAGGGCGGGTTTCCTGAACGGTATTATAATCCTAGAGGAATCTTTGATAAATTCGGCAGTCATACCTGACACCATATCTTCATAGTTTGTTCCATTGTGGCGGGATTCAAATGTCTCCCAAATCTTTATTTGCTAGAATAGAGAGTGACGAATGATCATGTATATCCTCTACGACAAGGACGAGATCGCCTATGTGTTATACGATTTGGAAACAGCAATAAAAGAAGCAATGCGATTGTCTCTTGTATTAGTGCGAGTTCGTGTTGGGGAAAACGGGACGGCGAGGTCAATGACTATTTATTCGCCGATGTCAGATTCTTATTAATCCAGGTCGCCACGGCGGCGGTATTACTACTCTGAAGATTCTCTACCTTTGCCGGTGTGCCTGCTTTCAACAGAACAAAGTTGGGGATACTCTTTACACCACAGAATCCAGGAGTATATTTATTCTCATCAATATCGCACTTATAGATGGGAAGATCAGGGAACTCTTCATGGATAAACTCCATATCCAGGCGCTTACAAGCCCCGCACCAGTTCGCCGTAAAATAGACGAGGATGGGAGACTCTACCTTGGCATACATGGCCTCAAACTGCTCTTGTGTTTGGAGGGGTGTCATTTTTAGATCCGACATTTCTACTTGCCGAAAGAAGTAATCCACCGCCGATGACCGCACCAAGAGCGCCAAGGGCAGTATAATCCAATGTGTTAAATGTGTTTTCTTTTGCCTTTGACCTGGCACTCTCTAGCCTTGCGCCGCCAACCATGGTGCCGTAACCTTGTCCTGTGGTCGGATTTTTGAATTGTGTCTGCCCATTTGTGCTAGCAACCATTCCTGGAGGAGGAGGGTTCCCTACAGGGTTTCCAACAGGGTTCCCTACAGGAGTTCCAGAACCTGTCACTTCTATAATAGGAGTTGGAGCTGACGGCATAGGAGAAAGGCTTCCTATTTTTGAAACAAATTCTGGATTGCTGATAATTTCAGGAATTTTAATAAGAGAAGAGGCCTTCCCTACAGATCCACTAAACCCTTTTGTCAAACTAGAAGAAAGAGAACCAATCTTTGCCGCCGTATCAGCCACTTGGCCAACCTTTGCCATACCTTTATCCACAATCTCTTCTTTCACAGTAATCGCCGTCATGATAGCCTCATCCTTCATCATTAACGCCGCCGAAATGCTTTTTCCTAGACCTGGGAAAAAATAGGTCACTATGGGAAGTAACATTCGTATGACTGTCTTAAAAACACTATCGGGGGGACAAGGTTTTATCTCGGATTTACCTGTTAGCATTGGGCTATGTCCATCAGCGTCCATTCCAAGATAAGTGAAAGGGAAGAAGCGTTTAGAACCGGCAACCAAGAGATCGGCGGGATTACTGAAGAGAATCCAATAGTCGTAGGCAACGGCAAACATATAAAAGAAAAAGCCCATAGGGATTATCGTTAAATCGGCAAATCTGGATACGGCATTATTTGTATCTCCTGCTATTATTTGTGCTAGAGGGGCGATTGGGATTAGGAGGGCATAGAAGAAAAACCATAAAGGATTTGGCGGCCCATCATCTTCCTTTCGAGCACCTCCATGCCAAGTAATTGGACCTGACATGCCTTTTTCTTGTGGGTAAAGTTGCGTTGTTTCTGTTGGCTCTAGAGGTGTAAAATTCTTTGCGGAAGGAGGAGCGGAAGGAGGAGCGGAAGGAGCGGAAGGTCCTGAAGCAGCAGTAGGATAAGGATAAGGAGAAGCGGAAGGAGGTGGATAAGGTCCTGAAGCAGCAGTAGGATAAGGATAAGGAGAAGGGGAAGGAGGTGGATAAGGTCCTGTAGTAGGATAAGGAGAAGCGGAAGGAGGTGGATAAGGTCCTGTAGTAGGATAAGGAGAAGCGGAAGGAGGTGGATAAGGTCCTGTAGTAGGATAAGGAGAAGCGGAAGGAGGAGCGGAAGGATAAGGAGAAGCGGAAGGAGAAGCGGAAGGAGGAGCAGAAGGGGAAGGGGAAGGGGAAGGCGAAGGAGGAGCGGAAGCTGACGAAGTCTTTGTATTGGAAGGCGAAGGAGGAGCTGACGAAGTCTTTGTATTGGAAGGCGAAGCGGAAGCTGAAGAAGTCTTTGTATTGGAAGGCTCAGGCTCAGGCTCAGATCCAGATCCAATCCACATTCCTTGAGCCAATCCCAAAGCGCCCCATGGATGAGCTAAGCCGTGTTTATTGAGAGTCTCAGTGGTATATCCTCCAGAACTAGATAATTGGACCATGTCATATGCCCATAAATATCCCAAACTGAAGATATTGCCAATTAAAAACATGATGGCAGTCTGAGGAGATCTCAGATATAGATGATGGAGGCCTATGAATCCAAAGGCCAATGTAAACCACCACATGCCTGATTGTGTAAATTGGGGCTTATTCCAAAATTCAATACGGCTCTGGGAAACTGCTGGGAATTCCCACACCATTACTACAGATACGATAGAGCTTTGATTGCCGGGTTTATACCGTTTAGACTGATGGGACATTTCAAATGCCCCATCAGTATGCCTCTATAAGATTTCCCACGTCATTTGGTCTAGATGCGGAATAAGATTCCACCAAAACCATTCGTGACACGGAGAATATTGTGATTGAGTGCGTAAATTCTCGCATTCGCCGATCCTCGTGGCGGGCTCACTATCTGATTCAGTTGAAGCTGTAAGACAATACTGTCAATACGACTTGCGTTCATACTTCCACTTGGCTGGACATCCTCGGGGCGGAAGCAGAAGGAATAAGAATACACGTAATCATCAATAGGAATGACAGTGTGGTATTGATATGGCTGAACCAGACGGAAATAATCGGCATTACGAATATCAAAGCGGTCAAAGCCGTCAAGGCGCAAAATGGCCGTAGTAATGAGATTCTGGAAGCCTACTTGCGTAGAGGTTTCGCCAATAGACAGATTCGTGTAATTAAACCATTGATGCGCATTCACCGCCGCATCCCTCTGAATCAGCCAATACAGCTCACGGATAGGATGATTAAATTCCATAGGAAGCTGGACGGTGGTTGCCGTCTTGTCAATAGAAATGCTGTTGGTGTATTGAACCTGCTCAATCAGATACTCGTGGGAATTCGCCACGAATCTGCGTCGCTCATCCACATCCAAATGGACAAAGTCACCATACATATTGAATGACGTGATGGACGCCGGTGCTACCGTCACATCGCAAGGAACTGCGCCAGGGTTATCCACAACGAACATGCCCTGGAGAGGGCGCAACGTGATGTTGAGACGAACGGGATGGTATTGAAGTGCGATTAACGGCAAGGCGAGGCCAGGATTCTTACAGAACCAGAAACGTAGAGGAACATAAAGGCTGATGGGGCCAAACAGATTCACAGAGTTAGAAGGGGAATTTCCTTGACTGGCACCGTTTGTCTTTCCAATCATGTTGTTCCACCCCTGGCGCTTATCTTCGGTGATCACATAGTTCGTCCAAATCTCCATCCATTCGCCGGTCTGTTTATCAATTTCCTGTTCCCCAATATCAAGGCTAATTTCTTGAATGAGGGCGTGACCTATGGAGTTTGTGTAAGAGACTGGTTTGCCTGTGGTAGAATCATAAAGTGCCGGAAGAACAATCTCTAACCATAGAGGACCGAGTAAATCTCCTTTTCTTGGTATAACAGTCGTGATACGTCGGCCAAAATCGGCCTGATTATCAAATTGAATAATGGACGATTCCATGGAAAAATTAGTATATCTTCTGTATACCATTTTGAACCATGTTACTTGAGGGTTACCTGTGAGAAACACGTCCTGTTTTCCACTGGCCACAAGTTGTAATAATCCTCCTCCCTGTGTCATCTGATTGTGTCGGTGATTCTTGGTGAGGGTAATTCTCGCATTAGCTTTTCTGTGTAAAAAGGAGATTGCGATGTCCGATACGATCGTCCTTCGTAAAGTCTATGCTCTAGATTCAAACACTGGGCTTTTTCTTTCTACAGGACAAGTCCTGTTAACCAACGGTCTCGGCGGAACCAATTGGACAGACATGTTATCCACGTTGGCGATCGTCGGTGGGCCCGTGATGAGTGGAATGCCATCCACCATTAGCAGTTTTTCTAGCTTGGGCTCTGACACGGCCAACAGTTTGTCCTCCATTTCTTCGGTTTTCCTAAAGTCCCTCTGTAGCTTGGGTGCCGCCATTGATGGACTCGCCGGCAATATTGTGACTAATAATCTGGGTTCCCTTGGATACGTGAGCACGGCCACTCTCTCTACCTCCATCGGCCAGGCCGTGAGCACTATCGCAAATAGTCCAAGCACTGTGAGTAGTCTAATTCCTTCTCTGAGCACCTTTCAATACGCCAATAGCTCCACGATTTCCAGTTTGACGGCATCCTTGAACGCATCGTCCATAAGCACGGTAAACGGTCTCAGTCAGCTGGGATATGTGACATCAAATCAGCTGACGAGCACTGTGGCCGGCCTCGGTTCTTCTGGATATGCCAGCACACTGACGGATTTCCGAAGCACCGTGGCCGGTCTCGGCTCTCTCGGATATGTGAGCACGGCAACTCTCAATAACAAGTTTGATACTCTGGGTAATTGGTATGTGAGCAGTCTGAGTATGGCGAGCACGGTGGATGGTTTGTCCACCTTTGGCTATGTGACGAATATCAATCTTTCCACGGCTGTCGAAGGAATCTCGGCGATGAAGAATAGCATTCGCTTTGATACGGTGACGAGTGTGACAGTGATCGGCGGAACAAATACGTTTACCAATACGGCGAACGTCATCTATGTGAGTACATTTTATCAAAGCAGCATGGTCTATACAGGAGCGGCACCAGGTGTTCCCATAACAGGAAATATGGTGACGGCGAACGCCATGGAGTTTTCCACGGCGATCCTAAGAATGGATGCCCTCAGTAGTTTCATTAATTCTAATTCCCGTATTACCGTGGATGTCTTTCCCACCTACGCCTTCACTAAGCTGGGAACAGGTGCCACTGCCCCTACCATGTTGTATATGTCAACTATGCTAAAATACGAGCCGGCCACTCTGCTATACAATACCACCACGACGAGCGCCATGTATGCGGGGACAACGCAAGTGACCTTTGAAGGAAATCCGACGGTAAGAGTGGATTCGTCCAATATTTTCAATCAGCCTATTCGCCTTACTATCCCGTATGGGACATCTCTGGATTATACGAAAAACATAACCTTGTATCACTACATGCCGAGTTCTATACAGAAAAATCAATTACAGAACGCCCTCCACAGCAATATCGTGACACCATTTTTCGGATCCACAGGGTCTGTTTTTGTGAGCGTCCAGAATTCTGTGTAGCAGAATTCTGGTAAAAACCAAAAATAGTGTCTAACACTATTTTGGCAAAGGCAAAGGCAAAGGCCAATCCTACAGCCAAGGCAAAGTCTAAGGCCATAATTCTGTCTAAGGGTAGAAGGGGATGTCCCGCCGAACATTAGACACAGAAATAATAACCATTCGGCAAGTCAATGCCTTAACGCCGACAAACGGATTTATTCCTGCCCTCACGACACTGACATCCGATGGACAAGGAGGAACTTTCTGGGCCATCCCTTCCAGTCTCGGCGGAGCACCTGCCCTCAATCAAGTCGTCGTGGATAATCTCCCATTCCCCCAAACATCCACATTTAACACACTCTATTTATCCACCACTCAGGGTATCGGCAGTATCACGAATTCCACAACGAATTTGATCACCTTCTATTCAAAATCCTTCACGGCCTTTGATATTAGCGGTGGAAACACACTCACCTCATATTCTAATTCTGTTGTTTCTCCGACGGTAAAGTTCGCAGGAAGAAACGGTGTGAGGATAACAGGCGACCCTTTAACACAGACCCTCTTTTTTGATACACAGACTTCGGCGATTAGCACAGGAGTCTATGGATTTTCTCAAATCAATATGATATCAAATGCTTCCACTGTGTCACAGGCGGCCATTCTAAATTCAAATCACCTGACCTTGAGTGCCGGTTCTGTATCATCTATTCTGAATCTGGTGGGCACTGGGGATATTGTGTTAAATGGTAATTCTACGAGTAATTCTGTGTTTCTCACTATTTCCACGTTCAAATCAGCCGAGTATCTGAACATAAGCAGCCTTGTTCGTTCAATCTATCCTTCAACCCTGAGCACAGTGAGCACTTTATTCTGTAACAATTCCACACTCCTTATTTCCATGAGCACAGCTACCAGTCAATTAATCAGCACTTCCTCCAGTCTCCAACGGCAAATCAATTTCACAGATAACAATGTGATGAACTTCTATACAAATCTGGATTTATACAAGCTCTTATCTACCAGTCTCCGTGATACGAATACTGTATTAAGCAACGCCCTAGACACAATCGTATCGTATAGTTCCAGTATTAACACGTCTCAATTTACGAAGACGTATCAAGGGGAGGTGGGAATAGACCAGCATATCACTTTTTCAAGTATCCAGTTTCGCCTTGACTCAGTATCAAGTCTTATTAATGAGGGCGCACAGTTTGTCCTTACGTATTCCCCATCAATGATCTATAATTTCCTCATTCCAACGGCGACTTTAGCTACAGTATCCACCTTTATTATGGTAGGAAACACGACGATTAATGAGGCGACCTTTATTCGTCCTTGGTTTGTTCAGACGACAAATTCCGGTATTACACAGCCCTATTTATACACAGATACGATGAAATTTGTTATTAGGAGCAGTAATATCATGAAGGCTCTGGATTCAACCTTTACTATCTATCACCACGTGGATGTGAATTCTGTTTCCTATCCAAATATCCAGACAAATGCGGCGATTAATTATTTAACGCCTGGCCAGAATACTCTCGCATATACACTTACAGGAATGAATTATTAGAGGGAGGTAGAATGAGTTCAAGATTGACAGTAGACACCACGACACTCAAAGTTCGTGATGTGTTTTGTCTAAATAGCAACGCTGACTATATACAACCTGCTTCTATCCCGGTTATCGGTGATTTTGGTAAGATAACGTGGTTCTCCAGCATAGAATTCTTCAGCAGCATCAGCGTGCCTATCTTGAGCACCACGATACTTGATGTGCTCGCCTCAGTTCGCCCTGGATTTAGCACCATGTCCACCATCTTCGGATCAACCACGACCAGCGCCTTTGTTTCCACGGTGGACGGTCTTGGCTCAAGTGATTATGTGAGTACTGCCGGATTAAATACTACAGTTACTCAACTTTCGTATGATAGTGGATATATCAGCAGCACGACCCTCTATGATTGTTTTACGAACATGGCGGATATGGGACAAATCACAGGAAAAATTGGACCCATGGTGAAGTTTCTTTCGGCAGTTGGGAGTAATTTGACTGGCGGCTATGTGAGTACCATGAATCCTGGAAATTATAGGATTTACAAATCAACCATGGGTCTTTCTGGGACGAATGTGAATCGGACTATGACAGATGGGGAAATCTTTGGCTCAGCGACGATTGATATTACTGGATTTAACACAAAGATTGTGAATTCATCGCATTTACGCTTAGATGTAAACGCAAATATAATGCTTGGATATTCTGGCAATGGACCTATATTAACAAGCTTTAGCACATACTTAGTTAATGCTTCAAACACATCGCAGATTGTAGGAACACCTGTGAGCTTAACCTTTGGTGGCTCGAACGCAATGATTGGAAATCTTAATTATCTTCTCAGCTCAAATGACCTTGTTCCGTATCCTAACTTAGTTCAGATTCGTCATAGATTAATTAACGGAGTTGGGTCGAATGCCACCCTTGTTACACAGATTCCACAGTCTGGGGGAGTTTTTGTCACGTTAGATAATACTGATTAGTAATATTTAACGAGAATAGAATAGAATGCAAGCAATCAAGCAGATTTGCCAACGGTTCTTATCATTATTTGCCAAACGCTCTGTTGTTAAATCGTTTATTATTGACGAATCAAAAGTTATTAATGAGAATTTCTGTGATAAATCTTCTTGTGATTGTGATTGTGATTGTGATTGTGTGCCACCACCACCACCTATAACGGACATCCTTCCCTTTCCGCAAGTTGAGATGCCCAAGGTTCCAGAGTTCCCCGCACCACAGCCGTTGGACGATACGGCCATGGACACAGATACACAGCATTCGGATGAGGATGAGAGCGAGGATACGCAAGATGAATACCTTGATGACCACGAAGAATAATCTGGCCTTCAGGAATCTCGGCGATATTCACACTAATTGCTACTGAAATCTTTTGCCTTTCATTGAGATGTTGGGTTTTGTGTAAAAGGGATTTCATGAAGTCCTGATAGGGGGTTCGTTTCCATAGTGTAGCCTGATATGTAAATACCAGCCTATCTAAATCAAAATCCAGAATCTTCCAGTGGGTCCCCTTATACGGCAAGTCCAACTCGCGAGGACCAGGACAAGGCATGAGGCGGATGGATCTCACTTGAGAGTCGTCATCAAGAATTCTGAGGGCATCGGCGATCTCGGTTTCCATCGGCCGGCCTTCCAGGAGAAAATCTTCCTGAATAGGAAACACGTAACGAATACTGTCTGGAAGAAGCGCTAGGGCCGCCTCACGACTCTCAAAAAAACCGGCTTTCGCCTTAGGAAGGGGAATAATGTTGACATTTAGCTTCAGAATCTCTGGATTTTCAGGCTCTTCTGTGGCGAGATAGATGGGCCAGCTCATTGCAGGAGCATATCTGTGTAAAAGGGTGAGGTGGAGATTGAGGAGATAGAAATATTTTGGGGTGGTGTTAATGAGATAGGCACAATCGCTGCGGTTCATTGCTTGGATATTGTTGGAATTGCTTAGGCTGTTGGTCTGGTTGGTCTGGTTGGCCTGGTTGGCTTATACGAAAAAGGCGAAGAAATGTAATGAGTCTTTCTAATTTTACTGCCTCTCCAAAACCTGAGATTCCACCCTACGAAACCCCTATAATCGTAATAGTCTTTGCCACGTTTTTGGGGGTTTTATGTGTATGTTATTGTTGTCATTGTATTTATCGCCTTCAGAATCCTCGGCCGGCATCGATCGTTGTTCACAATCCAGTTGTGGTTGAATAAAACTCTGTTACAGCCTCTGAAAAGATTAAGAATTCTTCTACTCGTTTAATATATTTGAGACCGATCCAATCAATTTCGT